AGATTGAGACCATCAAGACTTGTCGTACCGTGACCGAGTACAAGTTTATCTCCGACGGCGACTCGGCTACCCGTGACTACCAGTGGGTGCCGCCGGCCCAGCGTGGCGCTAATGCCACTCCGAAGCAGAAGAAGGCCAAGGTTGCTAAGGCGCCGAAGGCATCTAAGCCGGTCAAGGTTCGCCAGTCCAAGCAGACACCGAGCGCGCCTGTCAAGAAGGCAGCCCGTAATGCTCTAAAGGATCACGCCGACGCTATGGCTGACCGCTTGCTGGCTGAAATCGGCATGAAGAACGGTGGCGAGTACGCTGGTGGTACCTACTCTGTTGATCCCGACTGGGATTCCATGGACGGTATCGATGTTGCCAACTTCCTCAAGTGAGGTATAAATATAACTATAACAAAATGAGGAAATACAAATGCTTAGACGCTCCCTTGTAGCAGGGCTATCAGCCCTGCCTTTTTTTGCTGCTGTAGCCACCGCTGCTACTCAACGCAATAACGCAACATGGAAGGTGCCTGCGGGCGTCAAAAAGATCCGTGTTCGTTCATGGAATCCAGACGGTAGTATCGATTTGGATCGTACACTGAATGTTTCACCCAATCAAGTATTTCGTATTGACGCAATCGAAGACTAATGAACATTTTCGCAATCGATAAAGATCCAATCCAATCTGCGATGTGGATGGTGGACAAGCATGTAGTCAAGATGATCCTCGAGACCGCACAGCTTTTGTCCACCGCTCATCGCGTTCTTGATGGCGAACAATATATTGACAAGACCAAGACTGGTCGCAATGTCAAGCGTTGGCGTTTGCCTGATGAGCGTGAGCAACACCTATATTCAGCCACGCATGTATCACACCCTTCGGCAGTGTGGTGCCGCTCATCTAACAACAACTATAACTGGCTCTATTGCCACTTTCATGCTCTTTGTAAAGAGTATACCCATCGCTATGGTAAGATCCATAAGTGTCAAAATATGTATCACTGGCTTTGTACTCCGCCGTACAATATTCCTGTTGGTTATCTAACACCTGTAACGCCAGCAATGCCTGATGAGTATAAAGTGCCAAACGATTCTGTCGCATCCTATCGCAACTATTATCGTGTGGCCAAGGCAAGGATGCACAAATGGACAAAGCGTGAAGCACCGGAGTGGATCAATGGATCGTGAAGATATTGTAAGTGAAGTTGCGAAGGTCTGGGATCGTCGCGCAATGGAAGACGAACTTACTCATGCTTCCATAAAGATAATGGCACCGCATGATGAAATCGAACTGCTGCGGGCGGCGCTGGTTGCGCTTAGGGATGGCTGCGAGACGCGCCCCGTAGGCGTGCGCTACCGGGAAGATGGGCAACCAAGTAAGCACGACAAGTGCATTCACGGTGTGTGGATGTACGAGGATTGTGGGCAATGTGTTTCATTGTTTGTCGAAGCAGCCCTCGCACAGAAGGCAAATGATGTTTGCTAAATACAGACAAGATGACAGAACAACCAAGTAACACAAAGCCAAGCTCAAGAACTAAAAATCTTGTTACGGCCATTTTAATCAGCGGATGGATTCTATCTGTCCTGCTGATACTCTCTATTGTATCTGCTTCTGTATATCTCCAAACAGTATATCCCAATACACCATTACCCGATACACTACGAGAGTGGTCGGGTATCTCTATTGGATTTCTGTTTGGTAACTTTTTCACTATCATAAAAGAATATGTGACTGCTAATAACGATTTTTAGAATGAAGGATTATAAATAGTATTATGATTTACAGTTTCGAAGACAAAGAGACGGGCGAAGAGTTTGTATATGATTTGACATATGAACAACTCCAAGAGTTTTTAGTGGATTTTCCAAATCTCGTTCAAACATTTCGCATCAACATTGCTGATCCTGTCGGCATGGGCATCACAAAACCTCCATCAGATTTCCAGAAGTATGTTTTAGGTCGCATCAAGGAAACTGCTCCAGGTGCCAAAAAGGATGTATTAGAAAAAAGATGGCACATACCAAAAGAAGTATGAAGTCAAAAAGAAAGTCGCAAGTTTCAAAGGGGAATGGTCACGCAGGTGATTCGTTCCCCTTTGCTTTTAAAGGAGACAACATGTCTAGAAAACCTAAGAACAAGAAACAACAACCAGAAGCACAACAGAAGCAGGCTGCTCATTTTGAGTTAAGAACAATCAAGCCTCTCACAGCAAATCAGGAGAAAGCATTCAGTTCATATCGACAAGGCTATCATCTAATGCTACACGGTTTTGCTGGAACAGGAAAAACATTCTGTGCTTTGTATCTTGCTCTAAATGAAATCTTGACAGGCGACTCAATATATAATAAAATAATCATTGTTCGCTCGGTTGTACCTTCCAGAGATATGGGATTTCTTCCTGGCTCTATGAAAGAAAAGGCCGCTGTCTATGAAGAACCATATCGTGAGATTTGCGATAGTTTGTTTGGAAGAGGTGATGGCTACGATATACTCAAGATGAAGGGAATCGTCCAGTTCACAACCACTTCATTCTTGCGTGGTATCACATTCAACAAAGCGATTGTAATATTGGACGAAAGCCAGAACTTGACTTTTCAAGAAGCAGACACAGTAATGACACGCATGGGTGATGAATCTCGTATCATCGTATGTGGTGACTTTAGACAGACAGACTTACTAAAGAGACACGAACAGGAAGGTATCACACAGTTGATGGCCATTACAAAGCGTATCAATACATTTGAACATGTAGAATTCATGAAGGAAGATATTGTTCGCTCTGGTCTGGTGAAGTCATATATAATACAGAAAGATGCAATGGGTTTATGAAGAAGTTTAATTTTGTCGAAGGAATGCCCGAGCTTAAACAGCTTGAGGTAGATGAAAGCACTGGGGAGAGGTTTTATATCTCTCCAAACGGTGTTAAGCTTCCATCTGTCACAACTGTTCTCGGCCATTTTAAAAAGAAGGCTATGATTGAGTGGCGCAATCGCGTTGGTCATGAGGAAGCTGATAGAGTTTCTACACGCGCGTCCCTGCGCGGAACTAAGTTCCATAATATGATGGAAAGTTACATTCGTGGTGAAGAGGGATTTTTGGACGGTGTAATGCCTGACATGAGACAATCTTTCAACGATATGAAAGAAACACTTGACTTGATCGACAATATACGCTATATTGAGAGTCCTCTATACAGTGAGAAGCTTGGCGTTGCTGGAAGAACAGACGTTATCGCCGAGTTTGGAAAGACACTCTCAATCATCGACTTCAAAACTTCCAGAAAAGAAAAGAAGGAAGAGTGGATAGAAAATTACTTTGAGCAATGTACTGCGTATGCTCTAATGTATGAAGAACTTGTGGGCGAACCTATAGATCAAATTGTTATTCTTGTATCTGTTGATTTCATGGAACACCCACAAGTCTTCATACGCGATAAGAACCAGTATATTGAAAGTCTACTGGAAAAGATTCATCTCTATAAACAGGAAAAACTATAATGTACCTTGAAACTTGGATGATCGCTCTTCTAGTACTTTCTTTTGGTGTATGTGCTTATTATAGTAGACGCACAGGATTTATTCTTGGTGCTACTGTAACGATTCAGGCCTTAGAGCGTGAGAGGCTTATCAAACTTCAGGATGATGGAACTGTAAAGCGTTGGACACCGTATGATGATGGTCCCGTGAAGAAAGCAACGCGAAAGAGAAAGTAAGATATATAATGTACACAATTGATTGGATATGGGATATAAAGTATTGGGCTGTGTCTAAAGAACACCGTTTGGCTTACATATGCTATCGCTTTGGTCCCCTATTCATTCGCAAGTATTATCGATGAAGGAAACTGAAAGACTACTTGGACGCGGGTGCGATTCCCGCCATCTCCACCATAAAGATTTGGAGTCTCTAACTATCCTGTTTACTAAATAGGATAGAAGGAGATAGAGATGAAACACTTACACCATATTATTCCTAAACATCTGGGCGGAAGCGATGATCCTGATAACCTGATTGAACTCACGGTTGAAGAACACGCAGAAGCACATAGAAAACTTTGGGAAGAACATGGTAGATGGGAAGATCGTTTAGCGTGGCAGGGACTGGCCGGTTTGATTGGAAAAGAAGAACTGGTTCAACAAATGCTACAAGAAGCGGCAAAGAAAGGTAATGCTTCAAGACCCACAAACAAGGGCAAGAAGTATAACTGGAAAATGCCTCCCAAACCTAAAGGTACTGGTGGATACAAATGGTATCACAACCCTAACGATCCGTTAGAAAAAAGGTGTTTCACTCTAGATCAAAATCCACCCGAGGGTTGGGTCAAAGGTCAAGGAAAGAAGTCCAAAAATCCAGGACTGAACTTCCATAAGAAGTCTTTATGATGGGGATGAATAGGATCGACAAGAGTGAAATAGGTAACTGGAGATAATAGTAGGCGACTACTTCAAGCGCAAAACAATAGTAGCAAACGATAACTTTGCTCCTCGTATGGCTCTCGCAGCCTAACATGAGCCCGGAGGGAGCTTGGAAACAGAATCCCTCCACCATTTAACATAACGGAGAATATAATAATGAAGAAGTTTTTCACTGCGGCCCTAATTTCACTGGGTCTACTCGCTGCAACCTCATCTGCTAATGCTGCTGAACTTAAGACTGGTGTTCTTTCATGTAAGGTACATTCTGGCTGGGGTTGGGTTATTGGCTCAAGCAAGAAGGTTGATTGCGTATTTACTGCTTCTAATGGAAAGAAGACCCAGTACAAGGGTAACATCACCAAGATTGGTGTTGATATTGGATATACCGACAATAAGGTCATCGCATGGATCGTAATGTCGCCAACCGGTTCTGGTGCTGATCTTTCTGGTACCTATATTGGCGTTAACGCCGAAGCTACCGTAGTTGCTGGATTGGGAGCTAACGCTCTCGTTGGTGGGCTGAATAACAACATTGCACTTCAGCCTCTCAGTGTGCAGGGTCAGACAGGGCTTAATGTCGCTGCTGCCGTTGCCGCATTAACTCTGCAATAAACAAAGGAAACACACACATGACAAAGACACCCTACGAACTTCGTTTTGATCTTCTGGCTATGGCACAGTCTATTCTGTCCGAGCAAAGCATGAATGAGCGTATCCGGATTGAGAATGACTGGAACATACAGTGCGAAAAGGCTCGTATGTTACACGACAAGGGTCGGGATGCCGAATTTCCTCCGTTCCCTTCTGTACCGGTCTTTGACGAAGCACAGGTCATCGAAATGGCAAAGAAGTTGAACGAGTTCGTTTCAAAGAGCGATTAACCCTAACACCCACCAAATGTCTAAATACTAAATCATTAGAAGGATATTCGTATGAAATTAGTTAGACCCTTATACATTTGGTGGGTATCTGTCCTTGCTTCCGCTACTGCCTTTTACTGGGCAACATATGCTGGCATCACCGAAAAGATTTGGCACGACGATGTGACACTGATCACATCTTTGCTTGGGTTGTTGTACATCACAGCCTTGGTCGCGATTGGATTTATCGCATACACAAACAAGACAAGAGATAATAAAAAGTTGATCGATGCTGTTTGGTTTGGTTCCGAACAGATGTTGGCGCTCGGTATGTTAGGTACCGTTATTGGCTTCATTTACCTCTTATCGTCAGGCATCACTTCGGCCTCAGTTACCGATGCGACAAGTCTGGCCAAGTTACTTGCTAACATGTCTGTTGGATTGGGAATCGCGCTATACACTAATGCTGTCGGTATTCTATCAAGCCTGATCACCAAGACATTATTGTATGTGGTGATCTACGATGACAAATCATAAGAAGTTTGACTTTCGTACCGCATATATTGACCTACTGATCAATTTATTGACAGGCACAGTTGTCCTGTTCATTCTTACAACTCTCCTTATAGCACCAATCACAAAGAACAACGAAGGCATCAAAAAGAATGCCGATTACATAATCACACTGGAATGGCCTGAGGCTGTTGATTGTGATGTTGATCTGTGGGTGCGTGATCCACTAAACAATATCGTATCGTACAAAATACCAGAATCTGGTCTAATGTATTTCGAGCGTGATGATATGGGTAAGCGTAGAAGCGTGTACGATATCAACGGAGAAGAAGTTGTTATTGATCCAGACAACAAAGAGTACATAACACTACGCGGTACATTCCCTGGTGAAT